CAGCTGATGAAGTACATGATGGCCTGGCATCTGGCAGAGCCGATTACTGAGCAGCAGGACAAGTCGCTGCGCTGGGAGCGCAAGGCTGTGGGCGATCCGTCTGAGAACGGTCGCGGCGGTTACTTCCGCACCGCAACCCAGATCGACGCGCAAGGTCAGCCGACCCGCGCCATCGAGGACTTCACCCTGATCGCCGTGAGGAACTGATGCCGCGCTTTGTTGACTTCACAACGAACTTTAGCACCGGGGAGCTTGACCCGCTGCTGCGAGCTCGCGTGGATCTGCAGGCGTATGGCAATGCGCTGGCCAAAGCAACCAATGTGCTGATCCAGCCGCAGGGCGGTCTGCGCCGTCGCCCAGGCCTGAAGCACATCCTCGAGCTGCCGAACAGCAGCACGGCATCGGCTGGCAACGGCGTGCGCTTGGTGCCTTTCCAGTTCTCCGTAGATGACTCATACATGCTCTGCTTCACGCATAACCGCATGTACGTCATCAAGAATGGCGCTGTGATTGCCAACATCAACAGCAGCGGCAATAACTACCTGACAACCAGCATTGGCAGCAGCATTGTCGATGACATGTGCTGGACGCAGAGCGCAGACACGCTGATCGTGGTGCATCCTGACATGCAGCCGGTCAAGATCGTGCGCGGCGGTTCAGACTCAAGCTGGACGGTAACGACGATCACGTTTGATTCAATCCCAAAATACGCATTCACGCTGACCACGACCACGCCGTCCGTCGGCCATCTAACGCCCAGCGCTGTATCTGGGAACGTGACGCTCACATCGCAGAACAGCGTTTTCACTTCTGCCAGCGTCAACCAGTACATCAACGCATCACCGCAAGGTCGGGCTCGCATTGTCGAGTACGTCAACGGCACAACCGTCAAGGCTGTCACCGAGTATCCGTTCTTTGACACCAGCAACATCGCCCAGGGCAACTGGGAGATCGAGTCTGGCTATGAGGATGTGTGGAGCTCTGGCAAAGGCTGGCCGCGCAGCGTGACCTTCCATGAAGGCAGGCTGTATTTCGGCGGCAGTAAGTCGCGCCCGTCCACAGTCTGGGGCAGCAAGATCGGCCTGTTCTTTGACTTTGTGCCGTCAGAATCGCTGGACGATGATGCGGTCGAGGCAACGCTTGACACCAACGAGCTTAACGTCATCACGGACATCGTGAGCTCGCGTGACTTCCAGGTGTTCACCACTGGCGGTGAGTTCTATGTGCCGCAGCAGGGAACCGATCCGATCACCCCGCTGACCTTCACGTTTAAGAACGTCAGCCGCAACGGCATCAAACCTGGCACGCGAGTGCAGTCGGTCGAATCCGGCAGCATTTACATTCAGCGCCAGGGCAAGTCACTGAACGAATTTATCTTCTCTGACACGCAGCTGACATACATCACGCAGCGCATCTCGTTGCTGTCTGGCCATCTTCTGAAAGCGCCTCAGCGCATTGCTTTGCGCAAGGCCTCAAGCACGGATGAGTCTGATCTGTTGCTGATGACCAACGCCAGCGACGGCAGCATGGCTGCGTTTTCAATCATGCGCAGCCAGCAGATCACAGCTCCGTCAGAGTTCACTACAGATGGCGAATTTGTTGATGTTGGCGTGGACATCACGCAGATCTATGTTGTCACCAAGCGCGTGTTCAATAGCACAACTCGGTACTTTATTGAGCAGTTCAAAGACGATCTGTATACAGATTGCGCATTTGTGGGCGCATCGGCTGGTGGCGTTGGCTCTGGCCTGCCGCACATTGGCAAGTCGCTGAACGTCATCACGGATGGCGTGCCGCAGTCCAACGAGACTGTGAGCTCAGGCGGCGCTGTCACGTTCGACCGTGAGGCTGTCACCAGCTATGAGGTCGGCTTGCCGATCACTGTGTACGTCAAGACAATGCCGGTTGAGATCAAGCTGCAAACCGGCAGCCGCGTGTCTTTCAAAAAGCGCATCGTGCAGATCAGCGCAGTGGTGAAGGAAACGCAGCACATGCTGATGAACAACCAGCCTGTCATCACGCGGGCGCTGGACAACCCACTGCTCGACCGTGCTGTGCCGACGTTCACCGGCATCAAGCGGGTCAACGGCGTGCTTGGCTACCGCAACGAGCAGGCCATCGAGGTGAGCCAAAACCTGCCGCTGAAGATGAACCTGCTGGGATTGGATTACCGCGTGGCTGTTTATTCGGGAACGTAAAACATGGCTTTTGAAAACAATGCACTTGCCGCAGCCAGTTTCCTGAACGCCTATGCCAGCGGTCAGGCGCAGAAGGCTGCTTCCATCAATCAGGAAACCGGCTTTCTGCTGCAGGCCGCTGACTCTGTAGCGCTGTCTGACGTTCGCGCTCAATTCTCTGAGCAGTACGCCAACATCCAAGCTGGCCGGATGCTCAAGCGTGCAGAGATCGAGGCACGCAACTATGAGATCGCTGGCAACACGCTGCTCAAGAACATGCGGCAGACCAATGCTGCGATCCGTGCTCGAGCAGCTGCATCTGGTGTGGTGGTCGGAGAAGGATCGTTCCAAGGCGTGCAGAACGAGAACGTGCGCAACACGATGATGGACGTTGGAATCGCTGATCTGAATGCACTGACTGCGCGGGTCATGGGCTTTGAGGATGCGACTGCAATGATTCAGTCCACTGAACTGCAGACCACGCTGGACAAGTGGGCGGCCAAGCGCCAGGCAGGTCAGTACACGCAGGCAGCGTCTGCCGCTCGTCGCACTGGCGGGCTCATGGAAACCGCATCGCTGGTGCAGGGTGGCATCGACGCTTTTAGGGCTTACAAGGGTAAATAAATGGCGACCAGACTCGACTCAGGAAACATCCAGCTGCGCCAGGTCAACTATGCGCCTATGCAGCAGGTTGTCCCGCGTGGCGTTGATTACATCGGCCCGCGTGCCGAGGCACAGGCTAACCAGACGCTGGCCAATGTGATCGACCGCATGGGTCAGTTTGCCAATGCGCAGATCAAGGACATCCGCATTGAGCAGGCCATGCAGTACGCCGCTCAGAATCCGATCACACCTGAGCAGATCGAATCGGCCAAGAATGGCGACACTTCGCAGGTAATCCCGCAGGGTAACTTCAGCTACTTCGACCAAGCTGTGCGCAAGGCTCGCAGCTTTGAACTGTCCAATGCCTTTGAGATGGAAGGCAGGCAGCAAATGTCGCAGATGCTGATGCAGATTGAGAAAGGCGAGCCAGTCACTGCGCAGCAGATTAGCGCCAAGCTGACATCAATGACTGACGGTTACACGTCGTCGCTGGCCAAGATCGACGGCGAGGCTGCGTTGAAGTTCCGCGCCAGCATGGCGACGTATGGCAACTCTGTGCTGAACGAGGCACTGCGTCAGGAAGTCAAGAAAACGAAGGAGCAGCAGCTGGTCAAGCTGCGTGCTGATTTTGACAACCAGCGCAAGATTTTTGAAAGCACGGTGCTGAACAACCCTGAGACATCAGAGCAAGTGGCTGGTGTATTCAAGACAAGCATTTTGAATCAGGCGGTGCTGCAAGGCCCGGCTGTCTTTGGTCACTACTCCACCGAGATCGACAAGGAAATCCGCGACGCAAAGATCAACGCTGTCACTAAGGCAATCCTTGATGACGATTCCATGATGTCTGACGCGAAAATCTATAGGCGAATCCAAAGCGGCGATATTGGTCGCTATGGCGCTGTGCTTGGGGCGATGGATCAGGAGGCGGTGGCCAAGATCAGCGCCAATATCTTTACCGCTCAAAACCAGCGCAAGGCAATGGAGACTGATGCGCGTGCCGATGCTCGTCGCCAGGACATGCTGGAGTTCACCAACCTGTTGACCAAGGCTTTACCACTACCGGAAGGCAGCAAGGAGCGCAAACAGCTGGCTGGCCAGATTGCAGCAATTGCCAACCGCAACCCTGATGCTGTGCCGATTGGCGTGCTGAACGAAATGCTTAAACCGCCCAAGGTTGGCGAAGGCAGCGGCAACCAGATGATCGAGTTCAACGTGCGCACGATGATCCGCGAGAACAAGATCACCGACCCCAAAGACATCCTGCGATATGTGGGCGCAAATGGCCTGAACGGCAAGCAAGCAAATGAACTGCTCAACGAGCTGTATCGCGTTGAAAAAGGAGACTCAGACAAGCTGTTCCAGGGTCTGCAGAAACGTGCTGGCATACCGGTCGAAAAGAACGGCATGACCATCATTGACCCCAAGGGCTCCGAGTTCAAGCAGCTGCAGACGCTCAAGGCCGAGTCTGCTGAGATCACTGCACGGTACTTGCGCGAAGGAAAGCCTGAGCCGACAGCACAGCAGATCCTTGACGAGATCGACAAGAACATTTCCACGCGCATGAAAAGCGCAACCGTGGAAGGCGCACGCAGGTCGCTTGAGGTTTACAACAAGAAGGCTGGCGTGCCGATCACTCGCGGCAACCTGACTGCCATTGAGCAGAAAGGCAAGCTCAATGCCAATGAGCTAACGCAGGTCAAGCGCCTGCTGGATCAGATTGAGGGGCGCTGAGATGGCATATTCACAGATCGAACAGGGCTACCTAAACCTGCTGGCAGACTCAATGCTGCCGCCTCCTGAGCCTGCCGCAGAGCCGTCGCTGGATGGTATGCAGCTGGCTGCTGGCCCGACGCAGACGCGTACCGATGCGCCGCAGGGCTATGGCTCCATTCGCGCCATTGAGCCGACCACGTTTGAGAAGGCGCTGCAGTCTGCAGGCATTGGGCTCGAGCAAGCTGGGCGCTTTCTGGATGGTCTGGGTCAGGTCGATGTGCCTGGTCTTGGTTCGATCAGCCTGGCTGACATCGTGCCGTTTGTCGGTAGCGCCAAGCCTGGTACGCGCAGCGTGATGGGTGAGCCCGACTGGCAAGGCACGCCGAAGGTCTTGCAGGCTCCGGCTGCAGGTCAGCCGATTGTGACCGGCAAAGGCCAGACGATGCAGCTGTCGGAGGATGCAAAGCTGGCCGCAATGGATGCTGCTTTCAATGCCAAGCCGGTGGCGACTGGTATCAAGAAGGCAGGCCAGGCGCTGGCACCGACCGCGGTCAACATGATGGAGCAGTACCTGACAAAGACCGGCGCGATTTTAAAGATGGCACCGGACAGCCCAAGCATTGAGGTGCCGTCAGCGCCTAAGCTGAACACGCCTGCTTTTAAAAAATGGTTTGGCGAAAGCAAGGTTGTGGACGACAAAGGCCAGCCGATGGTCATGTATCACGGCACTCCAGCGAACATTGAACAATTTATTCCACAAGATCCAACTGGTCGATCAAAAGCAATTTTTGTTTCTCCAGATCCTAAGTTTGCTGAAGGTTTTGCTGGAGGGGAATTCACCATTGCAGAAGGTGGCTCGCCAAATGTAATACCTTTGTATGTACGCGCACAAAACCCCTTTGATTTTGATAATCCAAAACATAGATCAATGGTTATTGATTTAGTTATGGAACATGAGCCTTTATATAAAACAGCGCCAGATAAGGAAGGTATGCGTCGCGTTTTAGAAAATGCTCTGACTGACAAAAACGCAAACTGGTCAACATTAGAACAATCTGAATTCCAAAAAGCAATTAAGGAGTTGGGGTTTGATTCATTCTATGTAAAAGA